GATCTCATTTGGCCTCCCTAAAACAAATCAGAGAGGAAGCAAGAGAACATAAACACTATTCGGCGGCCGTGGCTGCTGAAGTAAACAGAGGTAAGGTTGCTGGATTTTACGATAACAAAGTTCAGACTGACACGCCTCTAGAAAACATGAGCAAAGAAGAGCTGATCAAAGTTTTAGAGAACTACGATAAGAATGGTATTACTCATGACACAAAATTAATTATCGATGATGATAAAAAAGTGATGACAGGTAACTAAGATGCTTCAACAAATAATTCTTAGAGCAAGTCCCGCGGTCCTCGGACCGTTGCTCGTGGGCATCGTAGGACCACAACAAGCTGATGCTCTTTTACAACAATTATCTGTTGGTGATATATCAAGAGAGAATTTATTAGATATAATCACAAATTTAGCGGCGTCACCTGCGGTGACAGCGTTAAAAGATAAAGAAAAAAAGGTCGTAAAAAAAGAAGAGAAAAAAGAGGACAAAGGTAAGAAGTTCAAAGAACCTGATCCGATTAAACCATCCGACTTAACTCCTCTAACTCCTGACAAAGAAGACATAGAAAAGTCAAAGCCTCTTCAAATATTATCAGGAACAAATTTTATAGTTAACGTTAAAAAATTAGTTACAAAAGATAGAACTAAAATTCCTGATATTTTAGAATTTTTAGACAAAGGTGCGAAGAGAGATATCTTCAATGACAAGGATTATAAAACAATGTTGAAAGAGGGAGTAGAAGAGATTAATTACCAATTGGGCCAAGAGGTGACAGGTGTGGGTTGGTATGATGATGGTGTTAAAAGAGCGATGGAGATTGCTGAGAAAATTAATCCTAAATTTGCAAACGATCCTAACCTTAAAGATTTAACTCTTTTCACAACTGCTATCTCATCCTCAGGTGTTAATGTTGGAAGTGATTTTAAAGTGGCTCTACAAATAGCAGATATATTTGCAGATACAGGACAACTACCCTTAAAAAATCCTAAAACTAATCTAGGGTGGACTCAGAGAGGAACTAATTTAGGTAAACAATTAAATCTAGCGAATAATTATATTCAGGTGAATGGACTAGATTCTTTTCTAGAATTTTTGCATACACCAATGACAGGCAGAGAGATAAATGAGTTTAGAAAAGAATATGGTAATTTAGGTGGTAGTAAAGGTGTAAAAATGGATGAAATATACTCAGGACACAGAGCTTTTGGTCCTAAGATTGGTGAGTTCATGGCTAATCTTTATGGAACCGATGATAACAACGTGACTGATATGTGGAACATTAGAGGTATGAATAGATTGATGGGTGGAAACATGTACATGAGAGATACTGACGGAAAAATCATGACTGATAAAGATGGGAAAATTTTAGAAAATACAGGCACTCCAACTGTAAAAATGAAAACAAAATTTGATCAGTATATGACTGACTTATCTAATTTGGTTGGGAAATCAGTTCGTGACACTCAGGCTATTAGGTGGTACTTTGAGCAAGGATTGTATACTAAGTTAGGAGTAAAAAGTGTACCAAAAGACTATGCAACAGCGGCCCAAGAAGTCCTCGATCAAAAACTCAAAGCCGAGTCCGATGCAGAACTTCGACAGGGCGAGACTTCAAATATTGAAATTACGTCGCCAACTAAAAAATTCAAAGGTGGTTATATAACCCCAGTGCCTGAAGTGCGAACATTATAAATATGGTAGATAACATAGACAAATCTTTGGACTTGGGTGGTAAGCCTGAATTAGAAATTTTAAAATCAGATACTGAAGTTGAAATTGACGGTCAGCCTATTCCTACACCTGAGGGAATAGATATAGAGATTGATGAACAGGGTGGTGCGATATTAGATTTTGATCCGATGAAAACATTACCTGATGAAGTTGAGTTTTATTCAAACTTAGCTGAAGTTATGGATGAGCAAGAATGCAATAGACTTGCTGATGAATTACTTGCAGAATTAGAAAACGATAAGTCCTCACGAAAAGATTGGGAAGACTCTTACATAAAAGGCTTAGACTTGCTAGGAACAAAGTACGATGAGAGAACTAGACCCTTTCAAGGAGCTAGTGGTGTTACTCATCCATTGTTAGCTGAAAGTGCAACACAGTTTCAAGCGACAGCGTATAAAGAGTTACTACCCTCTAGTGGTCCTGTAAGAACAGTTGTCATGGGAGAGGAGACTCCTGAAAAATATTCTCAAGCTCAAAGAGTTCAAGAGTTTATGAACTATCAAATAACAAATACAATGGAGGACTATACCCCTGAGTTTGATCAGATGTTATTTTATTTACCTCTCGCAGGTTCTACATTTAAAAAAGTTTACTACGATGAGTTGATGGATAGGGCTGTATCAAAGTTTGTTCCAGCAGAGGATTTAGTTGTCAACTACATGGCAAGTGATTTAGATTCTTGCGAAAGAATTACTCAGATCATTAACATGAGTTATAATGACTTTAGAAAAAAACAAGTTTCAGGTTTCTATAAAGATATAGAAATAGTACCTACCGAAACAGAGCCATCAGAAGTTCAAAAAAAATATGATGATATAGAGGGTGTTAGACCTTCTTATATGGATAAGTCGGTTAGACTTTATGAGTTTCATGTATCCTTAGATCTAGAGGGATTTGAAGATAAAGGTATGGATGGTGAGCCTACAGGAATAAAAATTCCTTACATTGTAACTATTGAAGATAGCTCAAGTAAGGTTGTGGGCATTAGAAGAAATTATGAGAAGGGTGACGAAAAAAAGTTAAAGAAAAAGTATTTTGTTCACTATAAGTTTTTACCAGGGTTAGGTTTTTATGGCCTTGGTTTGATACATTTAATTGGTTCTCTATCAAGAACAGCAACACAAATTTTAAGACAATTAATAGACGCAGGTACTTTATCAAATTTACCTGCAGGATTTAAGTCAAGAGGCATTAGAATTAGAAACGATGCAGAGCCTATACAACCAGGAGAATTTAGAGATATCGATGCACCGAATGGTGATTTACGAAACGCTCTCATACCTCTACCCTACAAAGAACCCTCTCAGACCTTATACAGCCTTCTAGGATTTGTTGTTCAGTCAGGTCAAAGATTTGCTGCTATAACTGACTTACAGGTTGGTGACGCAAATCAAAATGCACCTGTGGGAACAACCGTGGCATTATTAGAGAGGGGCTCAAAGGTCATGTCAGGCATTCATAAAAGATGTCATTACTCTCAGAAAAAAGAATTCAAATTATTGTTTGATGTATTCTCAGATTATTTACCTGAGACCTATCCTTATTCTGTCGAGGGTGCTGAAAGAACAGTCAAGGCAGAGGATTTTAGTGACCGTGTAGATGTTTTACCTGTTTCAGATCCTAATATATTTTCTACCACTCAAAGAGTTACTTTAGCTCAAACAGAATTACAGTTAGCTCAAAGCGCTCCTGATATTCACAACGTTAAGGAGGCTTATAGAAGAATGTATGAAGCTTTGGGTGTTAAAGACATTGATCAAATTTTAAGAAAAGATTCTCCAACCGAGCCAAAAGATCCTGCAATGGAACACGCTGATCTATTAGATGGTAATTTGTTAAAAGCTTACGAGGGTCAAGATCATGACGCTCATATTGAAAATCACTTAGTATTTGGAACAAATCAAATGGTGCTAGGCAATCCTCCAATGGCCATGAAGTTACAGAAACATGTTTTGGAACACGTTTCATTAAAAGCAAAAGAGCAAGTTATGTTTTTAACTGAGGCAGGTCAAATTTCTCAAGATCAAGTTGATGAAGCGATAGCAAAATTAGAGGCTCAGTCTATGTTACAATTGAAACAGTTATCAGCACAACTTAGTGGGCAAGGAAAGCCTGACCCTGTCATACAGCTTAAACAACAAGAGTTACAACAAGATGCACAAAAAGATCAAGTTGATGCTCAGTTGGATGCAGCTAAATTACAATTAGATGCAGCTAAATTAAAACAAAGAGCAGATAATGATCAAGCTAGAATACAAAAAGATTATGACATTGCTGATAAAAGAGCAGAAGTTCAGTACGACAAGATGACTACTCAAACTTTAAATCAAGAGAGAAGAGATGCCTCTAACAAAAAAGGGTAGTAAAATAAAGAAGTCCATGGAGAAAACATATGGAAAGAAAAAAGGTAAACAGGTTTTTTATGCTTCAGCTAACAAAGGTGTTATTAAAAACGTTGAAAAAAAATCTAGGAAGACCAAGTAATAAGTATTATAGTTTAAACATGGACAAAGAAACTGAAAAGAGAGTTCAGAAGATCATTAATGAAACTAGAGGTTTTGTTCAAGGTCAGGTTGATGAGGGTGCTAATTTACTTGAGTTAGCTCAAGTCATGTTGGCAATGAGTCGTGAAACAATTGTAGATGCATATGGAGAAGCTGTAGCAGATAGCTATATTGCTAATCAGATTTCTAGGTTGCAAAGTGATGAAAATAATTTAACATTACATTAATGACTAAAAAACTAACAAAAACAGTCCCTCCTAAAAAGGGACCTAAGTCACAAGGTTTATCTATTCCACCAGGTAAGATCATGCCCGTAGGGCCTGTACCTGAGGATAAAAAACACAAACGAGGTTATGGAATAGCATCTAAAGGTCTTAAATTCGAAGGAGTATTCTAATGGAAATACTATCAAAAGTGAAAAACTTTGCTTCTAATGTAAAGAAAAGAGATGTAGCTATCGCTGTCGTTTTTCTTGCGTTAGGAGTATATATTGGTTCTCAGTAAACTATTAGGTGGGTCTCTAGTAGAGACAGTCGGTAAGGTAATTGACTCTGTTCACACCTCAGAGGAGGAAAAACTTGCTGCAAAAACAAAACTTAAAGAATTAGAAAACGAAATTAATTCTAAGCAGATGGATATTAATTTGGCTGATGCTAAGTCCACTGCTACAGGAATTGGTGGAATCATGCAACGAGCTTGGCGACCTTTAATTGGGATGAGCTGTGCTCTAGCTATATTATGGGAGTATGTTCTCAAACAGTTTATTATGTTTGCTCTTGCTGCTTTTAGCATTGAACATGATCCCTTACCTCAATTGGATATGGCTGTTTTAATGCCGTTGGTCATGGCATTATTAGGAATGGCGGGAATCCGCTCATTCGATAAGTTGAAAAAAACTAATTCAGGATGATTGAACATTTCGATTACAAAGTAAAACAACTCATTTCAAAAAAAATTGATGAGAAGAAAGATGATTTGTTAAGTAGGCAAGTCAGTTCTTATGACCAATATCAATATGAGTTGGGTAAGTTACATGCATTAGAGGGTTTATTGTTAGATTATCAAGAATTATTGAAAGAGGTAGTTAAAGATGAGTAAATTAATTGTTCCTAGTTATTTAAAAGGAAAGACTCAAGTTAAGAAAGAAGAAAGTAAAGAGCCTGTTATGGGTAAAGTTCCTCAAGCAACAGGTTGGAGAATAGTGGTTTTACCTCACAAAGGGGTGGACAAGACAAAAGGTGGTTTATTGTTAACTGACAAAGCCATTGAGGAACAACAATTAACAACAAACGTTGGTTTAATTTTAAATATGGGACCTGACGCTTATGCAGATAAAAACAAGTATCCAAACGGACCTTGGTGTAAAAAAGGCGAGTGGGTAATTTTTGCAAGGTATGCAGGCTCTAGAGTAAAAATTGATGGTGGAGAAATTAGAATACTCAATGATGATGAAATTTTATCCACAGTAGAAGATCCAACAGACATATTAACTTTGTATTAAGGAGAAAAAAATGGCTGAAGAAAAAATGGTAGACCTTGACACTACAGGAGAAAGTCAAGAGGTTGAGCTTCAAGAAGAAGAATCTACTAAAGAAGAGAAGGTTCAAGAGGAAAAAGTAGAGGTTGCCTCTGAAGAAAAAACAGAAGAACCTAAAGATGAAGAGGAAGCTAAAGATGACGGTTTAGATAAGTATTCTAAAAATGTTCAAAGAAGGATTAAAAAACTTTTAGACAGAATTGAAAAATCAGAACAAAGAGAGGCTGAGGCTTTAAAGTTTGCTGAAAGTGCCAAACAAAAAGTTCAAGAAGCTGAAAATAAAATGCAGTCTTTAGATGCAAATTATGTCTCAGAATATGAAACAAGAGTAAAATCACAAATTGAACAAGCTAAAAAAGCTTTAGCAGATGCTAGAGTTAACAATGATATTAACGCTGAAGTTGACGCTCAAAGAGCTTTGTCAAAATTAGCAGTAGAAGAAGAGAGAGCAATAGTTTCTAAAGAACAAAGAGAAAAAGCTGTTAAAGATTCTCAAGAAAAACCTACTTCTAATCAAACAGAACAAACACCTACACCTAGACAGCCTGATCCAAGAGCTGAAGAGTGGGCAAAGGAGAATGAGTGGTTTGGTCAAGATGAGGCAATGACTTACACTGCTTTAGCTCATCACAAAAAACTTTTAGGTGAGGGTTATGATCCAAAGAGTGATGATTACTATTCTGAAATTAATGAGTACATGAAACAACAGTTTCCTCAAAAGTTTGAGAAAGAAGTTAAAGAGAAAGCCCCTCAAACTGTGGCAGGAGCGTCTAGAACAGGAAAAACTAGTGGCTCAAAGAAAGTTAAATTAACACCTAGTCAAGTTGCCATAGCAAAAAAACTAGGGCTTACACTTGAACAATACGCAAAATATGTATAGATTGGAGATAATATGGTAAATAAAACGCTACGATCTAGTGAGACTAGAGAGAAGACAACTCGTAAAAAAGGTTGGACTCGACCTTCATCATTAGACGCACCCCCAGCACCTGATGGTTTTAAACACCGATGGATAAGGGAATCAGTCAGAGGATTTGACGATAATAAAAACGTCATGGGAAAATTAAGAGAAGGTTGGGAATTAGTCCGAGCCGACGAATATCCTGACTGGCAACTTCCTACTATTGAAGATGGTAAACACTCAGGAGTTATAGGGGTAGGTGGGTTACTGTTAGCTCGTATGCCAATAGAAACTGTTGAAGAGAGAAACTCTTATTACAAAAATTTAACCGATAGTCAAAAAGAGGCTGTCGACAGTGATCTATTGAAAATCGAGGATCCAAGGATGCCGATCAGTAAACCCCAAAGGCAAACCAAAGTAACTTTTGGTTCAGGAAACAAGTCGTAATCGGCACGGTTTGTTG